CAAGGAACACAAGGAACACAAGGAACACAAGGAACACAAGGAACACAAGGAACACAAGGAACACAAGGAACACAAGGAACACAAGGAACACAAGGCACTCAGGGAACACAAGGAACCCAAGGAACCCAAGGAACTCAAGGCATACAAGGCATTCAGGGTGTCCAAGGAACACAAGGAACACAAGGAACACAAGGAACACAAGGAACACAAGGAACACAAGGAACACAAGGAACACAAGGAACTCAAGGCACACAAGGAACTCAAGGAACACAAGGCATACAAGGTATTCAGGGTGTCCAAGGAACACAAGGAACCCAAGGAACACAAGGAATACAAGGAATACAAGGAATAACAGGTCCTGTTGCGGGTAGTGCTAATCAAGTTGTTTATAAAGACTCATCTAATAACCCAACCGGGTCTGCTAATTTTACATTTGATGGAACCGATGCAACATTAACTGGACTAATTAATACTGGAATTAAAAATTATTCATTAATGCAAAATGTATTGGGAAACATATCAGGAACACCTACTATAAATATATCTAATGGTAATTTCGTAACAGCAACAGTTAATGGAAACATTACCAGCATGACTTTTTCTGGACAGTCTTCTACTAATGCTTCTGGTTTTATTTTAGAATTAACAAATGGCGGTGCTTTTTCAGTTGCTTGGCCATTATCAGTAAAGTGGCCTTCGGCAGTTGCTCCTACATTAACAGTAAGTGGCGTTGATGTTCTTGTGTTTATAAGTGATGATAACGGTACAACTTGGAGAGGTGTTTTATCTATGGCTGATAGTAGATAATCAAATAAAAGCCAATAAATTATTTTTATGAACTTCAAAAGAATAATTATGCTTACTTAGTTCTACTCTGAGTTCATCTAGAATCGATACCTCGTTATCGCTATGTTCTACTAAAATAGGCGGTTTAAATTTATTTATAGTATTTCGACTGCCTAATAATACATCCAAATCCATACCTTCGGCATCTATTTTTATAAAATCAATATTATTTATTTTATATTTTTCTACAAAATTATCTAATGTCATCAAATCAACAATATTTTTATATTTAGATTTTTTTTCTATTATTTCTTTTTTTAAACTAAAAGTTCCATAATCAACATTTTGAAAATAATCTGGTTCTTCAAATTCTATAACTTCATTTTCTTTTCCTAATGCGATATTATATAAATAAACATTATCTATATTGTTTATTGCCATATTACCACAAATCATTTGGAAGATTAATCTTTGTGGTTCAAAACCATATATTTTTCCATTAGAAAAAGCTTTAGACATCCAACTAGTAAATGTTCCAATATTTGTTCCTATATCAAATATGATTGGATTTTCTTTATTTTTTATATTTGAATAAGCTAATTGAGCTTCTAAAACACTAACATTGCCATGATCCAACAACCATTGGCTTTGACCAACCATTTCTTTGTCGCAATCAAATCTATTAACTATAAAAGTTCCATGATCACAGTTTAATAAAACATTTCTAGAGACTTTATCGTTTAAAATGAACATAATTTATATTAGTTATTTATTTAATATTTCTCAGCTTCGATAAAAGCTTGATCGATTTGATCAGGAGAAAAGCCTAGAAGGGCGCCCAAACTGTTTATAAATGGATTGTTTCTTTCAACATAAGGAGCATATTCCCATTGAACTAATAATTCATTTCTAGTTAGATCATTTTCTACGCCTTTAATAATATCTTCTATACTGGATAAAGGGATGTTATTTCTAACTAACCATAATCTTATCTGAGTGGCAGTTATTTGATTTGGAACATAAGCTTGTTGTGATATTGGAGTAAAAGATTCTATTATTGGATTTTGATAAACATTATTATTATCAAAATAATATTCATAATTTGTTATGACTTGGCAATTTGGATCATAATTAATTGTATTTTTAATTACCTTATACCAACCTATGCTTTTCAAATAATTTTCATCTTTAATTAAATTAAGCCCACTTACATTTTTCCAGTTTTGTGGTAAAAAATCATAGTATTCTTTTATTACATTATTTTCTACATAAACATAGTTTGCCATAATTTATCCTTATGTACTTATACCAGAGGTATGGGTCCCGCCTGAACTAACGCTTGTCCAACTGCTACTTCCTATTTGAACAGGACTGCTTTTATTTACTGTTGTATTGTCTCCAAGCTGTCCCACTTGATTTCTTCCCCAAGCAAATAATAAATTATCACTTCTTATAGCTGATGTGTGACTTGCTCCAGCACTAACACTAGTCCAACTGCTGATTCCTATTTGAACGGGACTACTTTTATTTACTATTGTGCTGTCTCCAAGTTGACCGAAACCATTATATCCCCAAGTAAATAAAGTTCCTCCACTTCTTATAGCCGCTGCATGAGAGCCACCTGCATTAACACTAGTCCAACTGCTACTTCCTATTTGAACTGGGCTATTTTTATTTACTGTTGTGTTGTCTCCAAGTTGACCAACATTATTTCTTCCCCATGTAAATAATGTTCCTCCGCTTCTGATAGCTACATTATTGTAAAAACCAGCCCTAACACTTATCCAACTACTATTTCCTATTTGAACAGGACTAGATCGTCCTTCATAAAATCCTAATTGTCCATTATTGTTAGATCCCCAAGTAAATAACAAATTATCACTTCTTATTGCGGCGGAATGGATGTTTCCAGAACTAACACTAGTCCAACTATTGCTTCCTATTTGAACAGGACTGCTTCTACTTGTTATAGTACCATCTCCAAGTTGACCAAAAGTATTATATCCCCATACAAATAAAGTTCCTCCACTTCTTATAGCCGACATATGTGAATTTCCAACACTAACACTAATCCAACTACTACTGCCTATTTGAACAGGACTGCTTTTATTTGCTAATGTGTTGTCTCCAATCTTTCCAAGAACATTGTTTCCCCAAGTAAATAATGTTCCTCCGCTTCTTATAGCTGCTGTGTTTGACGCTCCAGCACTAACACTAGTCCAACTACTACTTCCTATTTGAACAGGACTGTTTTTAGCTATTGTTGTGTTGTCTCCCAAAATTCCACTGTTGTTATAACCCCAAGTAAATAACGTTCCTCCACTTCTTATGGCTGCTGTGTGAGAGCCACCTGCATTAACACTAGTCCAACTGCTACTTCCTATTTGAACAGGGGATGAAAATGTAGTAATTATGCCTAATTGTCCATATCCATTATATCCCCAAGCAAATAATAAATTATCACTTCTTATAGCTGATGTGTGACTTGCTCCAGCACTAACACTCGTCCAACTGCTACTTCCTATTTGAACAGGACTGCTTCTACTTGTTAATGTACCGCTTCCAAGTCGTCCTTCACCTCCAGCTCCCCAAGCAAACAATAAATTATCACTTCTTATGGCAGAAGTATGAGTGCCACCAGCACTAACACTAGTCCAACTACTACTTCCTATTTGAACAGGACTGCTTTTATTTACTGCTGTGTTGTCTCCAAGTTGTCCAAGAACATTTAGTCCCCAAGTAAATAATGTTCCACCACTTCTTATAGCTGCTGTGTGGGCACCATAGGTACTAGTACTAACGCTAGTCCAACTGCTACTTCCTATTTGAACAGGACTGCTTTTCCTCACTGTTGTGTTGTCTCCAAGTCGACCCAGCCCTCCATATCCCCAAGTAAATAATGTTCCGCCACTTCTTATGGCTGCTGTATGGTATGGTCCAGCACTAACACTAGTCCAACTGCTACTTCCTATTTGAACAGGACTGCTTTTACTTACTCCTGTATTGTCTCCAAGTTGACCAAGATTATTTCTTCCCCATGTAAATAATAAATTATCATTTCTTATAGCGGCTGTGTTCAGCCGTCCAGAACTAACGCTGGTCCAACTGCTACTTCCTATTTGAACAGGGCTACTTTTATTTATATAATTACTACCATTATCTCCTAACTTTCCGAATGAGGCAGCCCCCCAGGTAAACAATAAGCCATTACTTCTTATGGCTGCTGTATGGTATGATCCAGCACTAACACTAGTCCAACTGCTACTTCCTATTTGAACAGGACTGCTTTTACTTACTGTTGTGTTGTCTCCAAGTTGTCCATAACTATTTCTTCCCCATGTAAATAATAAACCATCATTTCTTATAGCTGCTGTGTGAAAGTTTCCAGAACTAATGCTGGTCCAGCTATCGCTTCCTACTAAACTTGGCTCTAAAGTAGTAACACTAACTTGTCCAAAAGTGCTATCTCCCCAGACAAATAATAAATTATCACTTCTTATGGCTGCTGTGTGGGCACCACCAGCATCAACACTAATCCAACTGCTACTTCCTATTTGAACAGGACTGCTTTTATTAACAGTTGTGTTGTCTCCTAGCCGTCCTCCTTTTACGGTTGTCGATGCGTTTTGTCCCCAAGTAAATAACAAGTTATCGCTTCTTATGGCTGCAGTGTGAGTTGGACCAGCACTAACACTAGTCCAACTGCTACTTCCTATTTGAACAGGGCTGCTTTTAGGAACGCTTGTGTTGTCTCCTAAAGTGCCAAAAGTATTAATTCCCCAGGTAAATAACAAACCATCATTTCTTATAGCTGCTGTGTGAGAGTTTCCAGAACTAATGCTGATCCAACTACTGTCTCCTATTGCATTTGGAGCAGACAAAATATTATTAACTTGACCAAAAGTGCTATTTCCCCAAGCAAAAAGCACATTATCGCTTCTTATAGCAGCAGCATGAGATCTACCAAATCCACCTAGACTAGTCCAACTGCTACTTCCTATTTGAACGGGGCTACTTTTATTTACTGTTGTATTGTCTCCTAATTGTCCACTAATATTCAATCCCCATGTAAATAATTTATTATCACTTCTAACGGCAGATGTTGTATTATAACCAGCACTAACGCTCGTCCAACTACTACTTCCTATTTGGGTGAGATCATTTCTATTTATAGTTGTATTGTCTCCAAGTTGACCAAGATTATTTCTACCCCAAGTAAATAATAAATTATCACTTCTTATAGCAGCGGTGTGGTCAAAGCCAGAACTTACATTGGTCCAACTACTTGAATCAAGTAAAACAGGAGTAGAATAATTAAAAATTCTACCTAATTGACCATAGTTATTTCTTCCCCATGTAAATAAAGTTCCTCCGCTTCTTATTGCTGCTGTGTGAGTAGATCCAACACTAACACTAGTCCAACTACTACTTCCTATTTGAACTGGACTACTTTTATTTACTGTTGTACCATCTCCTAATTGACCATAGTTATTTCTTCCCCATGTAAATAAAGTTCCTCCGCTTCTTATGGCTGCTGTGTGGTTTGCACCTGAACTCACACTAGTCCAACTACTGTTACCTATTTGAACGGGGCTACTTTTATTTACTGTTGTATTGTCTCCTAATTGTCCACTAGTATTAAATCCCCAAGTAAATAATTTATTATCACTTCTTATGGCAGAAGTATGATTCCCACCAGTACCAACACTAGTCCAACTACTGCTACCTATTTGAACAGGACTGCTTTTTAGTGTTGTTGTATTGTCGCCCAATGCACCAACACCATTATTACCCCAAGTAAATAAAGTTCCCCCACTTCTTATAGCTGCCATATGATATTCTCCACCAGCATTAACACTAGTCCAGCTACTACTTCCTATTTGGACTGGACTGTGAAAGGATCTTTTCGAATCTGTTCCTAGCTGTCTAACCCAATTTAAACCCCATGTAAACAATAAATTATCACTTCTTATAGCGGCATTGTGTATTGATCCAGCATTAACACTAGTCCAACTACTACTTCCTATTTGAACAGGAGACGAGAACCTGACTTTTCGTGCTAATATGTTATAATAACCAGCTCCCCATGTATAAATTTTATTATCATTTTTTATAGCAATTGCTCCAATTACACTCACATCAAAATCATTCCAAGAATCATCACTAACAAGAACTGGACTAGCTATCAATTGCCCACCTACGGCAGTTCCCCCATATCCATTGCCAAAACTTTTTATGTTTCCAAACAATGAATTGTTATTATTGAAGCCCCACGTAAATAATTTATTATCGCTTCTTAAAGCAATCGTATTATAAGTTAGGTTCATTTTCACACTAGTCCAACTACTGCTTCCTATTTGAACAGGACTGCTTCTACTAGTTTGAGTATTGTCACCTAATGTTCCACTGCCATTATTGCCCCAAGTAAATAAAGTTCCTCCACTTCTTATGGCTCCTGACGATGTATTACCAGCATTAATAAAAATCCAACTACTGCTTCCTATCTGTACTGGGCTACTTTTGTTTGCAGCAGTGTTGTCTCCGATTTGTCCGGAGGTATTATATCCCCAAGCAAATAAAGTTCCTTCATTTCTTATTGCTAATATATGTCCACTGCCAGCATCAACACTAGTCCAACTACTGCTTCCTATTTGTACAGGGCTACTTTTATTTACTGTTGTGCTATCTCCTAATTGACCATAGTTATTTCTTCCCCATGTAAATAATTTATTATCACTTCTTATTGCGGCTGAGTGACTTCCAGAATTTAATAAGTTATTTCTTCGGATAGCTGAAGCTGTTACTGCTATCCAACTACTGCTACCTATTTGGACAGGACTACTTCTGTTTACTGTTGTGTTATCTCCAAGTTGTCCTACTGTATTTCTACCCCAGGAAAATAATAAATTATCACTTCTTATGGCAAAGGTATGCATTCCTCCGGCACTAACACTAGTCCAACTACTGCTGCCTATTTGGGTTGGTACGCTTTTACGTACAGCGGTATTATCTCCTAATTGTCCATAATTATTAAATCCCCAAGTAAATAATTTATTATCACTTCTTATTGCGGCGACATGTGTAGAGCTACAACTTACGCTTATCCAACTACTATTGATATCATTTCCAGATGCATCTTGAATTATGTTTGGTAAAACAACACTTGTATTTATTGTTCCGTATTTGCTATCTCCCCAAGCAAACAATAAATTATCACTTCTTATAGCAGTAGTATGGGTTAGTCCAGAACTAACGTTGGTCCAACTACTGTTACCTATTTGAACGGGGCTACTTTTATTTACTGTTGTGCTATCTCCTAATTGACCATAGTTATTTCTTCCCCATGTAAATAATAAATTATCACTTCTTACTGCGGCTGTATGGGCACCTCCTGCACTAACACTAATCCAACTTGTGGAATCTTTCCAAGTGCTTGGAAAAGTAGATATTACTTCGACTTGCCCAAAGGTACTATTTCCCCAAGCAAATAAATATTTTTGAGATACTGGACCTGTTACAGCTTGTTTTAATAATAAGGATTCGAATAATAACATATCGTTATTATTTATTACTTAAATAGCATATTTTTAACTAATTCTTGACATCTTCCTGGTTTGTGTACTCTTAAAAAGATGTTGGTTCCTTCTACAACATTACTCATTGTGTTTAATTTAATATCAAACTCTTTACTTCCTAGCATTCCATCATTTAATAAATTTTGCCAATAATTTATTACATTAAAAGTGTAATCAAGAACTTCTAAGTCCATATCATTAAAAATGCCAAATGTTCCGTCACTTAATTTACCGATTGTTTCAAAATTTACCTTTTGATCAAACATTCTAAAAGTTTTAGGGGTCAATGTTCTAATATGCGTATAATCATCATAAAAAAGATCACATCTATGATGCGGAACCACAATACTCCATTCGGCTTGATCAGAACTAATCCTATACATTTCTTTCAATATAGCTGTGAATTTTCTAGGAGTTTCTCCTAAATGTTCTAGTATATTATTAGCTGTTATTTTTGTAAAAAAGTTATCTTCCCAAGGATAAGGAACATTTTCTAAATCTACCACCTCATCTGGGTTACACCTTGGACTCATGTCCACATTCCAATGATCATTTAATTTTGCAAAACCACAACCCATATTTAATTTTTTATGTTCTGGTGTCATCTTGTTCCTTTAAATTGTTTTTATAAATTTCTTCCCAATCTTTAACAAAGAAGCTAATATCTTTATGACAACCTAAATGTATTGCCAAAGTTCCCAAAGGCATTAGCATAATAACTTCTGACTTTTGCCAAACATTACTAATAGTATTGCCTTCCCAGTTTCCGTTAACGCTTCCAATAGTAGATAATTTATCAAATTCTTCATTATATTTTTTAATTAATTCTACAGGAACCATGAAGCTTTCATGAGTAAACCAAGTTGTTCTATAATATCTATCTGGACCGGGTAATACCATACATTTGTCAACATATGTGTCATTAAACATATTTTGAGGATGATAATACATTTGATTAAAATCTTGAGGAAATATTCCAATAATATTTCTTGGAAATAATTGCGAAAAATATTCCCAAGATTCTACCATTTTGAATATACTATCTGGGTAGTGTAGGTAGTCGTCTTCTACAAGATAAACTAAATCTTCATCAGGTAGTTTCTTAATATAGTCGTATTGAACCTTTACAGAGTATCTAGATTTTTGTTTTGGATTAAGATTTTCTTCATCTCTAGGCTCAAGAAAATCAAATGTTGCATTTGAAGCAATGTTTTTTAATTTATTTTTTGTATCCTCGGAGCTATTATCATCAATAATATGAATATTAACATCTAGTTTAGATTTATCAATAGAATCTACCAAGCTGTTTACGCAAGAATAGATGCATTTATCTTTTGGCACAACTCTATCGCCCTGAATGCTTTTTTTATCACAAGTTCTTAATACTATATTTAATTTCATACCCATGCATCCCAAAAAATTTCTCTGTTATACTGTTCGAACAAATTCAAACCAAGATATTCAACACAATTTACTGTTGTTTTGTCTAATTTTGATTTAATTTTATGAAGTCCGGGCAACTGGTGGCTTAGGTCGTTATAAATTTCATTTTGTTCAATATGTTCATAATCATGATCAAAAGGAGGTAAATCAAAGAATTCATAAATTCTTTTTGTTTGACTTTTAGGGCTATTACAGAATCTATTATATTCTATAAAAAGCAATCTATCTAAGTAGCCCATAGTTATAGAATCCTTTATTAAGGCATGAGCAATGCCAAGAGGACCAGTAGGACCAGCGTAATACATACATCTACCTGCAATAGTCGCACCGTCTTGACCCATCTCTGCTGGCAGAACTTTTAATGGATTATTTTTTCTTAACTTTTCAAAACTAGAAAGTATTTCAGCGGGATTTCTTACAGGACAAAGTATTTTTACTTTTTCTCCTAAAACTGATTCTAGTAGTGCTATTCTACTAATCCACATTCTATCTTTATCAAAAATTATTGGTTTATCTGTTCCTTCGTGATAATTATCTAAAATGCCTCGTAAAACATTTAATTTAGCTTTTTCATTTGGATATTCTTTACTTGCTTCTATGTTATCCCAATTGGCATATATACTATTAAAACAAGTGGCTAAAGAACTAACAGGTTCTGCATGAACCTGAGGATTTTGTCGTAAAATACACTGAATCATTGTGCTACCCGATCTCGGCAACCCAGCAACAAAATAAATTTTCTTCTTCATTCAATTTTCCTTTTTTAAATTAAATTTTTCTACCAAGCAGTTTTCAACTTTTTCAAATGCTTCATCCCAATCACTAAATTTAGTTTGTCTAAAAACTCGTGTTGTTTCTGGGTACCAAGGACTATGTTCATCTCCATGTGCCCAAACATGATAAGGAAGAATTGGAACAATAACCCAGGTTGGCAAACCCATAGCCGCACTCAAATGTGCAACGCTAGTGCAGCTTGTGATCAATAAGTCTAAATTTGTTAAAGCTGCAGCGGTATCTTCCCAGCTTATTAATATATGTTGCAAATCATTTATTCCTTCGGGTAATTCTCTTGTATCTGTGTCTCTTTGAAAACTATAAAGATCTATCTGATCTTTATATTTGACCAAATTTATTAATTTTTCAGGAGGAAATATTCTAAACTGTTGATGTTCGAATAGAGGACTGCCGCTCCATCTTATTCCGATTTTGGGCTTCTCTCCTTTTATTATTTCTTTCCACAAAGGAATACTTAAAGGATTGGCAAAAATATAAGGATCTTTAGGCAATGTTTCAAAAGTATGATCAAATATCCAACTAGTGCTGAATCCTGGAATCCAATAATCGTGGCGTGTTGATGATACTTGGTTTACTGTTATACATTCACTAACACCTGGACATCTTGAGAAAATACAGTGTAATCTGGCATCGCAACAAAGTATGCATTTTCCGCCTCTTTTAACAACTTCTTTGGCAGATCTTGCATATATCATTTGATCGCCAAAACCACCCTCTAAATTTATTATGACTATTTTATCTTTAAGATCATCTTGTTGATTCCATATTGGCTTTTTAGATGGAATTTTGCTGTCTCCGTAGACATTTAAAAATCTTCCACAATCTAATAACTTAAATCCACCCTGGAGATCGCCTCTATTAATTAAGAACCAACCTCTATTGAATTTATGTCTAAGATCATCTGGGTTTATTTTTTCTAATTCTTCACTCAATTTCCAAGCCTCCTCAAACCTTCCACGAATCATTAAGTTTAATTGTTGATCTATTAAGTGCATAGCGGATTAGCTTTATTTCCATAATAATTTTCTATACTCTTTTCTATAAGAGTGTAATTTTCTAAATTTCCTATTACTGCAACAATATCAAAATTAATTTCATAAATTTTATTTTCAATTTTACAAAAATTTAAAACTTTATTCATAAGCTTTGGATTAAATCCTATTTTATGTATCATTCCTTTCATGCTCATTTTATTAAACTCCCTATAACTGTAGATCAGATCAAGGGCAGATATTGGACCGCCGGGGCTGTCATATAATTTTTCATCAATTTTTTCTTTTATTCTGTCAGCTATCGAAGCCAAGTTTGGAACCATTATTATTCCAAATCCATCATTTTTAAGAATTCTCTTTATTTCAGCAAAAACAACTGGCAATTCGTGCCAAAAAACATGTTCTATTACATGACTTGCCCAAATTGCGTCAACACTATTTGAGGGAATGTTTTGCATGTCTGTTATGTCTTCTATAATATCTGGATTGTTTTCTTCACAAAAGTCTAATTTTATTTCTTGATAATTTTTAAATAAATCAAAATTTAGTTTATCTTTACCTGCACCGATATTTAAAACTTTTTTATTATTATTTTTAAATAGTGTTGAGTAATCTTTTTTGTTTTCATCAGCCAAAGAGTTCCATAAAGGTTTATAGTCCACAAAAGGATCCTTTTCTGTTTCATATTGCATATGAAAAGCCAGACTTGGAATAGGAGAAAACAAACAATAACCTCTTTCTTGAAAAAGTTTATTTATAGTATCATCTTCCATTTTATTATCTATTTTATGACACCCCATAGCATAAAATAAATCAAATTCTTTAATTAAAACAGAATGGTGAACCATAAAAGGAAATGCTGTAGCATAGTTTTGCCTCCAATGTCTTTTTTTGCCATGCACAATTCTTACTGGATGTATATTTACATCTGCATACCTGTACGGATCGTTGAATGGATATATCGATAAAGGTTTGTCTAGTTTAGTAGACCAATGAAAAAAGAACTCAGCCATTTCTTCTATTGCATTTGGCTCATGCATATAATCATCTTGGGCAAAATAGACTAATTCTTTTCCATTTTCTTTGCCATATTGGTAACAACATAACATACTAGCCGATATGCCACTTTTATTCATTTTGTTTATATTATATTTAAATAAAGCTTTATCTAAATATTTTTCTAAGCAATTCAAATACTCATCATCGCTATGATCATCAAAAATTTGTAACTCAATTTCAAAATTAGGGGCAACTTTATAAAAATTATTCAAACTATTAATCAAACTTTTAGAACATCTTTTTGAAGTTTCTAATTTACTTGCACCTGTGTATCTTTTTTGTTCAGGCGACATGTATCCTTCATAAACATGATTGTCTCCTTTTGAATGAGATTGTAAAACAACAAGTAAATTCATATTTTTTCAAAAATTAATAAGGTATTTTTAAACCACCAACAAACATCATGCTCAACACTTTTTCTAGCACTTAGAGTCTCTTCAGAAAGAAATCTAAATCCTTTTTGTTCAAACAATGATATTACTTTATCATTTTCTAAACAATTAACATGACCATGTCCTGGTTGTTCTGGCAATGCCCACGATAAGATAGCATAATTTGAACAATTGTTAGATATATTGTCTATGTAAACATTCATGTATTGGCTAGGTATATGTTCGCCAACTTCTAATGATATGATATTTCCTTTTTCTAGTTTTATTTCTTTGGTCAAATCATGTATTTTTATGTTTTCAAAAAATCTTTTATTAAGAAGTTCTCCTTCGTATCCAATTAATTTATCAAATCCATTTTCTTTTAATTGTTTTAAATAATTACCTAATCCACAACCAAAATCATATATCAAAGAATCTTGTTGATTTTTATTTTTTAGAAAATCACAAATCCAAGATCCTAAAGAAGAACTATGAACATGATATTTTTCTGATCCTTCTCCCGACCAATATCCTGTTTCCGATATCTTACAGACTTTAATGTCATCAATTCTAGTGGTTTTATAATTATGCTCTGCTCTTTTTTCTATTGTTGTTTCGCTTTGTCCATCAAATGCATAGCCTCCAGCTTGATGCATTGGAAAAATATCGGCTCTTATAAACTTATCAGCAGATGTGTGCAAGCCATATTTTATTGCATGTGATAATAAATTTTTTGCTACCGCTGGGTCTATTGCGTATGCATGAGTTCTTAATATAAAATGATTATTAGGACCATCTGTTCCATGTGGAGGAGTAGGATACATTTTCCAACCATTGACTTGTTCAGCACATCCCAAATAAGAAATAGAATTATACATTCCGTGATTTAAATAAGGCTGAACCATGATCGCGTCATGTTCTAAAATTACTATAGGCTTGTCTATTAGAACACATTTTGCCCAAAGACTAACATGAGATAACAAGCAGCATATTTCTTGTTTTGTCAAATGATGATTGGTTATTTTCACCATATCCATAATCATATTATGGTTACTTGGAAACATTATGTCTTCTCCTGTGCCATCGTATGCATCCCATAATTCGAAGGGCATCCCCACTTTTTCACAACTATCACAACACCTTTTTGCTAATTTTTCAGATAATTCATGATTCTTAATTCTAATTATATAGGCTTTGTCCACTGATGTGTTATAGCTATAAAACAATCCCATTTCAAAATCCTAAATGCTTACTTCTTACAAAATCTAAATCATAAGTAGTGTGTCCAATATCGTAATCTTTATTGAATGGGTTTTCATAAGGAGCACACATTCTCCAATTATCACCCCATTTTTTATGCAAATATTCAATGTTTTTATTATTGCTAAAATCTAACTTTTCCTTCAAACCAGGTTCAGATTTTTGAGTCTGGCTACCTTCTTTGTAATATTCATCTTTATTTCCAAGTCCATGATAATAATTACAATTTAATTGAGTTATTTTTTTAATTGGTTTGTGGACAAATCGCATTATATAATCGCTATCTTCGGTATATGCAGGATATAAGTTTTCATCAAATAATCCATAATTTTGGATTACAAAATCTCTCATTAAAAATAAATCCCAGCTTCCAATATTAAAATCTCCGCTATGTCCATGAACCATACCAACCTCAGAATCATTTTCTACCAAATTAACCATTTCGTTTAAAAAACCAATACTAAATGCGACATCATCATTGCAAATAATCCAATAGGGAGATCTCATATAGCACTTTACAATTAAATTCCATGCTCCACCTACGCCAATATTGGCAGGCATGTGACAAACAGTTATTTTGTCAACAAATTTATGTTTTAATTTACATAAATTATCTAACTCTTCATTTAATTCGCCTCTACCGTTATTGTTTATAATTACAAAATTTTCTGTTGGGTAATCTACACTCATTAATAGCCTATTTACCCAATAAGAACTATTAACTACTGCTGTCCCTATAACTGGTATTTTATTCATTTTCTATCCTCATATTTGACTTTTCTTTTTCTAATTTAGGATCATTAACATCTATTGCGTTTTCACAAAATTTACACAAATCAAAACAAGAAAGCGGTTTTGGAATTAATTCTTCATATTCCTGGTTAAAGAGGTTTCCAAGGATGTGCTTTAATCCATAATCCATACAACACAAAGAAACATCCCCATTAGGCAACAGGACATTATGATACAATCTTTCCTCACAGTTACATGTCATGGATTTTTCACCATGATATATTGCTTTAAACTTATTTTTTAAATTTATTAGTTCTGGTTTTAGTATTGCTTCGCCTAATAAATTTCCTGCTCTTCCCCACATATATTCAGCGGCATTGTGGTCTGGGACTTCAAATATATGTTTTATTTGTTCGTTAACATTTGGACCCATACTCATAGTGCTAAAGAATTGGATCTCATGCATAACTGATTTAAAATACTCTAGAACTTCCAAATACTTTTTTGATATAGGGTGTTTTGCCAAATATTCATCATCGGGAAGATGTAGAATAAAACCACCATTTGGATTTCCAGCATAAGGAACGTTTTTAATCTTCTCTACATCTTCTACATTCATTCCTATTCCTGTTGTGAAAACAGATACAGGATGACCTTGTTCATAAGCATACAAAAGCATATCAGAACAATGTTTATTTAACCAAGGCTCAGTAAATCCTGCAAATGTTATTCTTATTTCTTTAGGAATTTTGTCTACTAGAAGTTTAAAGTTATCTAGGCTGAGATATCTTTCACCTTGATAAACTTTCTGTAGCGTTTTTTGTGGACAAAAAACACAATCTACTATACAACCTTGTTTAGGAACACAGGTTGTAATCTCCATTGTCGGAGCTACTGAAAACTTATATTTTGGCAAATATACGTTTGGAAATACTTTTATTTTATTTTTAAATTCCATAATTAATTAAAAAAATACATGTGAAACAATCTGCTTGAAGGGATATCCCATCCAAAATACGCAGATGGAGCGTGAATCATCCCTCCATCAAATATAACCAATCTATTATAAACATTTCCTACAGTATCAACCATTTCGTATGGCGAACCATCTAAAAATGTTTTCTGATTAAAACATTGCACAATATCTGGGTGTGAATTGTGTCTGACCCCTGTTTTTTTATGAGCATAAAAACTTGTGCCGGCTTCATATGGGGCATTTGGGGTTAAATAAACCATTCCTGCCCATAAAGTTTTTCCATTTTCTTCATCACAATGATAAACAGGAGGAGTTCCAGCTTTACACGTCTGAAATCTCCCGTTCATTGGTTGTTCTTCCCATCTATTAATTTTTCTGCCTATTATTTCTTCGAATCTTTCTTTTACTCCTTCAAAGAAAAACTGTTTTCTTGTTCTCATTCCAAGATAGCCTTCATCATCAAAAAACCATTGTTGAAGAGCAAAATCCCTAACAGTATCTGGATCTTCGTAGAAGTTATCTACAACAAAAAGTCTTTTATCTAGTTCTGACTTAATTTTAAATTTATTAGTATTTATTGCTCCCCAACTTTCATTTGGGTTTTTATCAATGTAATATTCATTTGTGTTCATTTTTTTTCCTTCATTGTTAATATAAATCATTATACAAGAATAATAATCAATAAACCAGTCCGTCCATAGATTTTGTTTAATATCAACATTATCCATGCTATAAACATTTAAGTTTTCATTTGGTATCTTGGCTAGAAAATTATCCCTAAAATTTCTAAATTTATTTTTTAAATCTAAATTATGAAGGTGCCACTCACCTGCAATTTTTCTAACATTCTTAAAAATCCAACTTAAATTATTATTATCAAAAAAATAATATTCGCCGCCTTCACAATCCATTTTAAGAAAATCTATTGTTTCTATATTATGTTCTTTTAATAGATTATCAAAAGTAATACCATTTACACTACAGGTCATTGACCACATATCCATAGAGTCGGGATTATAAATTCCTTTCCAATCAACAATTCCATTTTTTTCTAAAAGACCTGCATTTATACATGTCGTGTTTTTAAAGTTTAAATTTTTATTTAACACTTTAAATAAATCTAAGTGTGGTTCTAAACAAAATATTTGTTTTGGTTTTTTATCTAAAATAGAAAAAGAGAAAGGTCCAACACTAGCACCTATATCAACAACAATATCATTTTCTTCAACTGTAAAGAATTTTTCATAAACTTTATCTATAAGGATTTCTTTTTTAACAGTTGCTAAAAATTCTTGATTTTTTTCTAGTGGTCCCCAATCAAAATTCATATTTAACATTTTAAATGCCTGTGCTGCTACATTCTATAGTAGTGTAAAATTTTACCAGACATGCTAGTCTGTTTTTAAATTCCATGTTCTAATGTACTCTGTTTTATATAACATTTTTTCATTTGGCTTGGTTTCTGGAAAATGGACTCCATCTTTTGTTATTATAAAATTAAAATAATATGAGTTATCTTTAATAAATTCACAATAAAATTCTCCTGTTAATCTTTCTTTATTTACAGATTCATAAAAGCGAGTTTCATCAAAAGTTATTTTTATTTTAAATAAACCTTTATTAAACTGTATTTTTTCTAATTTATAATTAATTAAATCTAAAAATTGAGATTTAATATCTTTGTTTATATCAAAAAAGATAATATCTTTATGAGTATTTTTAATAATTTCTTTAATAGATTTTATTGTATTTTCTATTATGTCTACATCGTTTAAGTATATTTTCCATGTATAATGTTTATATACATCGTAATCCATCTCTTTTCTAAAAGAGTCGGGAGCGTTTTCTCTGGCACCATTATCTGTTATTCTGCTTGAAAAGAATGGACCAATTCCATAGCATTCACTTAAATTCAACATTGTTACATTTTTTAATTTTGATAATATGCTTAATACAGATTGATCATGCCTATGAGCTAAAAATTCATTTGATTGCTCTAAATCATCTTCATCATTAACAAGATTGTAGTTATTTTCTGTAACCAACTCTAGCCACTCTTTAACAAAGTTAAGTGTAAACTCAGATTTTTTACAAATAAAAACACCAGCTTCAATTTGCCCAGAATTTAAAAATTCTTCATTATTATCAAGATTAAATCTTTTAAGAACTTTCATTTTTTGAAGTTTTTTTTCTTGATACAACGGAGGATCTCCTTGACAACAAAAAGTAATAACAGGTTTATCACTACTGTTTAATATGTTTAGATATTCTAGAAATCTCTCTTCTTTGTGATCTAAAATAGAACCCCCAGAGTCAATATAAAATAAAAAATCTCCATTATTAATTTTAGACAATTGGTTTAGTATTATGTATGGCTTCCATATCCAGTAGCCCCAACCCCTAGAGTTATTAACAAAATTTTTATGTTCATCTAAAAATTCTTTTATTGTATCGGGCGAATGAATAATGATATCATCAAACCAATTAGTTGACTCTGCTTCTTTCCTTAGTCTTAATTTTTGATATTTATAAAGTATATCATCTCCAAAAGAAATTAAATATTTTTTCATTTTGAATTTTCAATTCCAATTAAAATCAGGCTTATATCCATTCATTATATTAAAATTATAGCCACTATGGTATGCTAAAACTTCTGAGTTAGGAACAAGAGCATCAGTTTCAAACTTTGTATTTTCTTTTATATCTTGAACATTCAATCTTTTGTCTGCGTATGTAATCTTGTCTTTTAAAACGTGATTCAAAACACACTGATCATAATATTTTTCTTTATAATTATAAAAATTGTTGCATGCTTCATCAAAATATTTTTTTGAATTTCTTGAAACTACAAAGAATCCACTATTAAAATATGTGCCAGACTTCATATTGTATTCTAATTCTAACTCTTTGACTTCTCTTGCATAAGATCTATCTCTGACAAAATACATTTTCTCAGGATCTGGACAATATTCAAATATATCAAAAGGTCTAACTGGTCTCCAATCTGCATCGAAATAAACTATTCTATCTAGATCTGGGTATATGTCGAAAATAAATAGCTTTACTGTAGCGGCAGTAATGCTATTTAACCAATGATCTTTCTTAAACCCTAAATGATAGTGATTATTGTCTATAATCCTAACTTCTAAATTTAAATATTTTTTTACAAAATCTCCTGACCATAGGGCAAATTTATAAAAATCTTCATATATTCCAGGAGGATTTATACCGACTGTTACTGCTGCTGTTTTCATAAAATTTAATTTTTTAATTTATTTTTGCTTTCAAAAAAATTTAAATTATTAATTACTGAATTTTTAAATTCTTCTTTCATATCATATTTTGCTAACAGCTCTTTAAAAATATTATTAGATTCTTTACACAGACCACACCACCAACTACTAACAGCTTTTTGGAATAAGAGAACATAATTTCCAGAATAACCAACATCTGTGGTTAGAGGAGCGGAATTTAAATCTGCTACAGAATTTCCTATAGATGCTATGGTGTAGCACTCTTGCCAACTTCCATCTTTGTTTTCTTTTTCATAAAATCTACTTAAAAGATAATAAGCTTCAGGTCTTTTTGGTAAAATAGAAAGAGCATGAAGCAACAATCCTTTAACAGTAAAATTCCTACAACCCTGTTTTTCAAAACACAAAGCAGATCTTAGCAAGCATTCATATTGAATAAGTTCGTCTGATGTTCTTTCTGCTGCCCTCAGATAGTAGGAGACAGCACTCGCTGTTTGTCCCATAGATTCATAGTAACTGCCTAGATTATAGTTTTTACTATAATCTTCAGGATCCTCAACATAATCATAAATCAGTTTATTAAACATGATATCCTGTAGTATGTCTACAAACTCAGGATTTAAATTAAACTTAGATAAGAAGCGGTCAACAGAAATTAAATTAAGCCACTCAGATCTATTTTTTACAAAATTATCCCAAGTTAAATCAAAATTTCCTGGCAATAACTCTTGGGATCCTTTTTTTATAATTCCACAACCATAATCAGTGTCAATCACATACATTTCTAAATCATCTCTCGTTTGTCTTAAATTTACAAAAGCCTTCCAACAATCTCCATTCCAAATTCCTCCTCGATAAGGAATAGTTTGATGCTCTTCTTTTTCTGGGTTCATATCATGACATATAATATATCCATTCTCATTTAAGCACGATAAAGAATTGATTATGTCCCTATAAACTTGATCTGCATGGTGTAGACCATCGATCAAGATAATATCATGTTTTTCTTTATTTTCTTTAAAAAAATTATCTGATGTTTGGTAGACGGTAGCTTTAGAATTTATATCTGGATCTACTCCAACTTTATTTTCGCAAACTATATTTTTAAAGTTATCTCCCTCATAAACACCAATTTCTAAGTATTTTTTTGCATTTATTTTTTTAATTATAAAATTAATTAATTCAGATTTATTCATTGATTTCCTCTGGTAGGAGAAAGTTTTGGATTTTTTTATTTTCAAATATTTCTCTTGGCAAAAACTCTAAAGGATATTTTCTTAATATATATTCTCTTCCAAGATTGTCTGACGAGCCGTCTTTAGGATTGTGATTTAAAATAAAATTTTCTGTTTCTTTTTGAGATAAAGATGATATAAAATCATAATAGTGCATAAAAGATTTATATTTTACCAGCCTTCTTTCATTATCTCCCATCCATCCAAAATGCCAACCAGATTCCAATATTTTATTATTTTCTAAAATAAATATATCAGAATATTTAATATTATTTAAAAATAAAGACTTTGATTCTCTTATCTCTGAAAGGGAGTGATCTTTTAGGTGGTGCTTCATACAAACAAAAGATACATCCCAATTTTCTGGCTCATTGTTTTTATTGCAAACTCTTAGGTCTGCTCTACAGTTAAGAAAAACCATTGGTATTCTTAGAATATTATTTGGATTATTTCTTGCCACTAAAACATAATAATCAATCAACTTTGGATTTATTATCTCATCACAATCAGTAATAAAGCAAACATCATTTTCTTTTATATAATCTTTTGCTGCATTCCTTTGCATTCGTTCTCTTGTCCAGGTGTCATCTTTATTTTTATAATTTGATAAATCGGTTTCTATTATTGTTATTTTATCTGATAGTAGGTCTTTGCTTTTTAGAACATCTTTGCATGAAAATTCTTTTGGTAATCCTGTGTGTGTTGTATTTGCTTCACATATAATAAATCTATCAACATACTTATCGAGCATTTTAATTCTTAGTTCTAGCAGCTCTTTTTCATTGAAATAAGGAAAGATATCAACAATGTTATAATTTTTATTTTTATCAATATCATTGTGTTTAAATAAACCTTCTCCTTGAGCCACAAGAAAATTTTGTTCTGCCCACCACCTGCTTATATTCTCTTCTAATTGAATTCCCGTGCCAGTGAACTTTTCATCAAACCCTAAATAAAAATCTTTTCTATATAGACATGGATTATTAGTATAGTTAGCCCATCGGCTAGAACTTAAAAAATATTCATTAAATTTTCCTATCTTGTCGGGAAAGCACAAATTGGCATCATCTTTCCAATGAACACTATCTAATAGATGGGGAGAGATAAGACCAGTAGTTTGATCAAAGAAGTTCAATTCTTTGTTTTCATAAAAATTTCTCGAATAAAGAGGATCTCCATAATCTTTTCTACTTCTATACCTCACACATGAAAATCCACGATTCAATAAAGAAAGCCCAGAACAAAGTCTATTAAAAACATTTTCTTCTTTTTCAATTAATTCCCAATCATGCTCTAACAACAAAATATTTTTATTTTTTGCAAAATTTGCCAATAATCTAAAGCCTTTTCCTATTCCAATATTTTCTTTATGGAATATGTGGGAAATATTATATTCTTTAATTATTTCTAGATCTCTTTCAGAAGCCTCCTGAAACAAGATGTAAAAATCATCACAAACATCAAAAAGCCCATTTTCTTTGTAAGATTTTAGAGTATTTTTCAAAGATTTTACAGATTTCCAAGAGACAAGACCAATAGATATTGGAAGTTTTCTAGACACTGGTTTAAATAAAACATCTGTAGTATCTGAATGAAAAATATTTTCTCTTCTATAACCCATAGAAAATAGTTTCTCATATATTTTTAAATTACGATCCCAATTTGGATGATTTATACCCCAAGACATTTCCACAAGAATGTAAGGTTTATATTTATTTATTAAATTAAAAGATCCATCAATAACTTCTGCTTCGTATCCCTCTGTGTCTATTTTTAGAAAATCTAAACCCTCTATATCAGATAAACAATCATCCAATCTATCAACTTTTACAACACTTGATGCCATAGATTTATAAAATCCTGGCTGTTGTTTTGGATCAATTTCTAATAGAGTGTTCCAACCTATGTTGCTTTCAGATTTATAAATTTTTTTATTTTCTTTTTTAGAACCCAGTGCTAAGTTGTGGAAAGAAATATTAGAGAAATTTTGCAAACTTTTCTTGCTAATATCCAAGTATTCAGAGCATGGCTCAAACAAATAAATATGACTAGGATTAAAGTTATCGGCTATTTTTTTAGAAAATTCACCTATATTGCTTCCTACATCAACAAATATTTGATTTTCCGATATTACTCCTCCATATTTTAATATTAAATTATTAATATTTTCTGAATTCATAAAAAAACCTTTTTAAATTTTTCAATAACTTTTTCAGGAGAAAATATATCATTTAAATAGTTTGTATTAAAAGGATTTTCTTTTTCTAAAGATAAAAAAATGTTTAATAAATCATCTTCATTTTTATATTTAAAACAGTTTTCATCTAAATAAATAAAATGATTTCTTCCACCCAAGTGATGAGAGTTTTGTAATTCATCATTATCATAAGATATAATCTGCTTATTTTTACAAGCAAATTCAAGCACAGATAATCCAAAGGTTTCTCCATAACTTCTAGCGTGTATCATTGCATCGCAAGTGTTTATGAATTCTACTTTTTTATTTAAATCAATAATATAATCTAAAAATATACATTTGGGATGTGATGTAAATTTTGGTGTATTTAAAAAAAGAAAATAAATATTTGTTTTTTTCTCAACTATTTGTTGTATAATTTTACAAACAAAGTCTAAATCAAAAGTATCATAACCTCCATGTCTTCCAACTACGATGGCATTTTTTGGTATAGATAATTCATCTCTTAAATTTCTTTTATGTTCTGGAAGATTGATCATGTGTGGAACATATGGAATGTTATTGTTTTTATATAAATTCATATATTTTGAAACATAAGCATAAACATCGCCATGATAATTATCTGAACTAGTATAGAATACTGCATGTATTAGGTTTCTACAATTATCAAACACAATACCATCTTTTAGACCAAACTTTATTGCATAAAAATTTTCTATATTTCTTGAATCTATGATATTCTGAATTTCTTTTTTTTCACAATATTCTATAACTTCAAACTGACTTTTAAACTTATCTATAGATAAGTTTTTTTGACTTTTTGGAACAACTATTAAAGGTTTTATATTTAAAAACTCTCTACAATAATAAGCATAATCATACAGTGCTACCGAAGTTCCTCTTTCGTTTAATTCATTTTCATGAAATATCATTTCCATATAAAATTTTCTATAACACTTTCTGGGACTTTTAAAAGATATGAGGCATTATCTTGAAAACCAAAAGTCATTAAATAATTATTATTTTGTTTTGCCATGCCTATACAAAATTCAACATGAGCATTCATAAAGTCAAAGTCTTCTGAAAATTTTATTATCTTAAAGTTTTTGTCCCAAACAATAAATCTGTGCCTATAGACAGCATCTTTTCTTCCCACTTCACTATTAAATAAATCTACTTCGTGAGTAACTGCGAAGTAGCCGTCTTTCCATGGTAGTATCTGTGATCCTCCTCTTAAATCCCGAGGCAGTTGAACCCAATCGGATAAACAAACAGTTTCACAACTTTTATTTATAGGATTAACTTTTACAACCTCTGTTGGGTTTGACCACTTAATATAATGATAAGGTAAATCTAAAAAAGGCATCCAATTTTTTTCACAGTAAGAAGTAGGATTATTAGGAGCAGGAATTCTAAACCTAGATACTTCTTTAACACTATCCTCGTTAACTGTGATTTCAGACAATTCCATTCTTCCTTCACCATTTGTTGTGGTATCTCTTCTAACACCTGAAATATAAAGTTTATTTTCCCATTGGAAAATCCTTGCATCTTCAAGACCAACAAAATCCCACATAGGTGCATAAGTATCAAAAGATGAAGTGTCTATCTTATTAAATCTTTTTATTTTAAAATTATAGTCTAACTCACAGTAATAATTGGTAGTTCTTAGATGCATATCTTGTTCAGGATGAACATACGTTAATGGTCCAAATTGATGTTGAAATAATTTTGCTTCTGAGTGATAAAAAGTATAATTAACATGTCTAATTATACAAATTATTTTATTATCTAAAATAAAAACAGAAGGATTCATCAATCCAGTACCATTCGTCAGGTCGGAAGGTATAATCAATGGGTGTATTGATCCACCATTCTTAATAGCAAGTTTAGAAAAATTGTTCATTGTTGTTTTTAAAATACTAAACTAGTATAGTTTAGAAAAGATAAATTCAAATGATCAAAAAAGGCGTAATACTAGCTGGTGGTAGGGGTAGCAGAATGATGCCTGCTACCACCAATATCAACAAACACTTGCTTCCTGTTTATTCTAATTTTGGGGCTGTTCCCATGATTTATTATCCTATATTCACTTTAGTTAAAAGTGGATTAAAAGATATATTAGTAATATCTTCAAAAGAACATTGCGGAAAAATAATTGAAAATTTAGGAGACGGATCAGAATTCGGAGCAAATTTTACTTATAAAATTCAAGATTTGTCAAATAGAGAACCCGGCATAGCGAGTGCTCTAAATTTGTGTAAAAGTTTTACAGACAAAGATTCTTTCGCCGTAATACTTGGAGATAATTTTTTTGAAGATAATTTTGAAAATGAGTTTAAAAATTTTTACGGTTTAAACAAATCAGCAATTTTTACAAAAGAAACAAAAAACGCAAGTCAGTTTGGTGTTTATAGCGATGGCTCTATAGAAGAAAAGCCAAAAATTCCAAAAAGTAACTTGGCTGTCACAGGTTTATATCTGTATACAAATCATGTTTACGAAGTCATCAAAGACATTAAACCAAGTAATCGTGGAGAATTAGAAATAACAGACGTTAATAATTTCTATTGCAAACAGAAATCTTGCAGCGTATTTAAAACAAATGGATTCTGGAGCGATATGGGCACCCCAGAATCCATTTGTAATACACAAAATTTTATAATCAATAATAATTATAAAATTTTCACTCACGTTTAGGAGAATAAACAAAAGTTGTAAAGTCCGCCCATATATCATCTATCAAGTCTGATATAAAGTTCCAATTTCCTCCTGCTGCACCACACCCGAATTTAGGGGCGTGTATTTCTATTTTTTTAGAATCAATTTCGGTACAACTATTTCTTATATATGTTCCTACTCCTGCCATACATTTGACCAACGATAGATAATTAACTTGTCTTCTTGATCGTTTAGAATTAGAGTTTTGTGCTATCATATTAACAAAAACAATATTTCTTTTTCCTGTTTCGACTTTTATAAATTGGTTTTCTCCAAGTTTATATGTTGCTAACATTTCGTAATTTGCCTTAACTATAGGATAATTTTTCTCTACAGCATTGGCAAAACCAGAATTAAATTTTCCAGAATTGTCAACAACGTGGGGAACTAAAATATCAGAAGTATGTTTTTTTATACTTTCAAATAAATCCCCATAAACAAGTCTATAGGATGTATCGGCATGTAAATTGTTTTTCATTTTTAAACTCCGGTAAACTGTATTGTAGCAAATTTGACAGTATTTTCAATACTGTATTTTTCGATGATCGACAATAGATAGTATGTATGGAGAATATTAAAAATAAAATAGCAGAATTATACCACAGCACGCCAGAAAATGTGTCTATGGTTTCTTATGGCTATAAATTTAAAAATAATAAAAAAACAAATGAAAAATGTATAGTATTTGGTGTTAAGAAAAAGAAAAAAAAATCGGATCTTAGAGATGATGAAATTCTACCATCACAAATTACTATAGAAGGTAAACAAATAAATACAGATGTAATAGAGATTCCTGATTTTAAGACAAATGCATGCTATGATTATTCTCCAGTTGTTGGAGAGCCGGTTGGCTCAGGAAATCCTATTGATATAATTAAACAACATAGAATTAAACAAAGACCAATAAAAGGAGGGGTTTCAACAACAAATATAACAAGAAACGAAAACCTATCTACTTATTCGGCAGGAACTTTAGGAGCAATTGTTGTAGATTCTTCTGATGGCAGGCTAGTTGGTTTAACAAATAATCACGTTTATACCTCGAATCCTTTTATCGCCAGTGATCGGTCGTTAGGAACTTTAGGAGAGAATGTTTATCAAAATATAACATCTCAACCAGCGGATCTTGATGGTGGAATTGTCGAAACAGACGCAATTGGAAAAGTAAAAAGATATTTTCCTTTAAATTTAAACGAACCAAATAAAATAGATGCAGCAATAACAACATTAGACACAATTGATATAGATTCTTATAAAGTTTTAGGTCTTTTTGATGTTTATTTATATTTAGATTTTGCAACAACAGAAGAAATCGATAATTTATTATCTCAGCCTAGCGTGATTTTTAAAGCAGGAAGAACAACAGGTCCAATAGGTTACCCTCTTTCTTTTCCAAATGGAAATAACGAATGCAGAGTGTTAATAACCCAAATAAATGCATCCGCTTCTGTTAGCGGTTATTATAATAACAATGAAGACCAAACAATTGACTTTGAAGATTGTATAGTATTTTCGTATGAAGATGATCAGCCTGGAGTATCAATTCCTGGGGATAGTGGTAGCGTATTGATTTCTGTTATTGGGGGCTCATTTAAGATAATCGGATTGTGTTTTGCGGGAACACCAGTGAGTGATCCTATAAATTCAGGAACAGATGGTGTTCTGGGTATAGCGAATAGAATAGATAAGGTGGCAGAATATTTAGAAATACAACCATGGTCTACAAATACAACTATTAAATTAAATTCAGAGGATCCATCGTGTAAAATAATTGTTTCCGGTTTATCTTCTGAACCATTTATTTATTTTAATGGAAAAAAATATTATCAAATAGGAACCACAAATGAAAAAGCAAACGATATAAGTTGTTTATCTACATCAACACCAACACCTACACCTACTGAAACACCAACATCAACACCAACACCTACACCTACTGAAACACCAACATCAACACCAACACCTACACCTACTGAAACACCAACATCAACACCAACACCTACACCTACTGAAACACCTACATCAACACCTACTGAAACACCAACACCTACACCAACACCTACTGAAACACCAACACCTACACCAACACCTACTGAAACACCAACACCTACACCAACACCTACTGAAACACCAGAGGCGACAATTCCGTCATTTACAGTTACTTTGCCATCTTCACCAACAGCTACACCAACAAAAACCCCAACGCCGACACCTACAATAACATAAGACTACTGCTCTATAGAATAGTCTGGATTTTCTTCATCCATTTCAGATTCATAATCTTGAATTTCTAATCCATATTTTTCTATATCTTCTTTTTCTGGATCTGATAATTCTTGGGATTCAGGAGTTTGAACTCCTGTTTGCTGCTGTCCTTGCTCTGGTGTTTTAGACGATTCGGGTTCTACCGATTCAGGCGATTCAGGCATTTGTGGAGCCTCAAGATTTGTCGATGGTCCTCCCGGCTCTGAACCCAAGCTAAGCTCTGACTTTTCTTCATCACCACCACCAGGTATGCCAATTCCTAGCAACTGCGGATTTTGTGAAAGTACTTGAGATCTTAATTCTTCGAGCTTTTGAATCTTTAATCTACCGAGCATCTCTTCTGTTTCTTCTTTATTATACTTCATACAATTTATATAAATATCATAATCTGACATTAATAAACTGCTCTTCAATTGTGTTGCAACACTTAATCTTGCATTTATTACATCTATTCTACTGAGTTCTCTCCAATCGCTTGGAGTAGTCATTTTTATTTTAAGATCTTTATATAACTCTTGTGGATATCCTCTAAGCACAAGGTGTCTTTCTGCTAATTCATACAGTCCATCCTCAAAAGCAGACTGAAGTCTTTCTATCATTCTTGCAAATTTAACATCTTGAGAGCTTAGGCTGACCTTAGTTATATTAACATCTTCTCCACTAAAGTAATTTTTTGGAAAATTTAAACTAACAAACAATTTGTTTCTAAAATAAACAGCGTCATCTATTTCGCCTAATGCTTGTGCTCCAGGTAAAGTTTCGATTCTTGTGTTACTTCCTGGTCTTAGCGGTAGCCAAAAATCTTCGTCAACAGCAGGAGCGTGCCATCTTTCATCTACTTTATCGGCACCTTCACCATATCCTCCAGCAACTTTTCTTTTTCTAAACTGATCTTTCATTCTGTCTATTAGACTGTCTATTTTATGTGGAGGTAATTGACCTACATCTATGTAAAAAACTCTTCTTTCGCTAGCTCTCGCCAAACGATATACCACCATACTATCTTCCATCAATCTTAATTGATGGGCAGGACTTCTGGCTGGCTCTATTAAACTAACTCCGTATGGATAAAATGTTTTTCTATCTTCGCCAATTCTAAAGTGTATTATTTGATATGGACTAAATCTAATTGCAGTACTTTTTTCTATTTCTTTATTATTGGTTAAATCTATTGGATTTGTCAAGGAACTATAGTCTGGACCCTCTTTGCTTTGTTGAAACTCTATAAGTCTGCCTTTAGTTGTTTCAATTCTGTACATTGTTTCTGCTGGCAGACTTACAGTTTTATAAACACCTTCTTCTGGGTTTTCTGGATTTATAATTACTTCAAGAAAGTGATCTCCATTGACACATAGATTTTTAAACCAATTCCATCCATTTTTATTTAAATTCACCATATTCCTGTTAAACATCAAGAAATTTAATTCATTTTTAATATCATCGTTTTGAGTAATAATTTTACAAATATTTCCATCGTCATCTTTCTGACAATTATGAAGAACAACGCTATCTGTGCAGAAACATTTATGTTCTTCAACACTTATATCATAAACATCCTCTGGTTCGTCGTTATGGATAACTCCCACAACTCTTCTGTATTCTGATTTTCTTGATAACTTTTTAAGCTCTTTTGCTGTAAATCCTGCATTCTCTATCTTTTGTTGTAAACCAACGGTTGTTATCCCTACGGTTTGTGCAACCTTTTTAAACATTATTCCTTTACCAAGCATATGAAGAGCCTTGTGAAGAACTTTATCTTTTTCTTCTATTTTTCCAAACCTCCACTTATCAACGAAAAATCTTTCATTTGTCCATCCTGAATTGTAAGTAAAAATTCTTGGAAATTGCTTTTGTTTTAGTTTAGATGTATCGGGATTTACAGAAAGTCTATAGAAAGCTATAAGCTCATCGCCAAATTTTAATTTTCCTGTTTCTTCCCATTCTCCGTTTTTCATTAAAACTTTATGATCACTTGTTGCTGTATATTTACTTCCATCCTCAAGAACAATCGTTATTGTCTTCTCTTTCTTTACGAATCTTGGAGCATAAGCCCAACTTAATGTGTGGTCTTTTGATATTTCATCAAAACAATAAACAAGAAATTTTTCATTTGGACCTTGATCAACAAGCTCTTTTATAGTCTTAAATCCATTTGGAGTGGCAATTAAAGTAGAAGCACTTACACAAGCCTCATCAGAAATAACTGTCATTACAGTCTCTATTTCTGCTATATTTCTTAGTCTTTCATACTCTTTATATCTACCAGACCTATTTGTAAGGGTGGTTATATCAATCATGTCGTTTGATTGACGATAAGCCATTAGCCCTTGAGATCCTGCAGCAATATCGTCCCCGCCCATTGTTTGAAGGGCGTCAGGCTGAGATACACCAGAACCTGTTAGATTTTTTGGATCTTGGCTTTTTGAATAAGGATCTCTTTGAAATCCAAATGTAAACAATCTAAAGTAATCATACCATTTCATAATGTTATAGTAGTTATTATATTCCAAGCATTTTTTTTAAATTTTTACTTATTTATTAATAATGAAAATACAAGAAGATTGTTTTTTTTACATAGGCTCTGTCTCCCCTAATGAAGAAGATAGAATTTTGGCAAGATGTTTAAACTGTCAAAAAGAAGAAGATGAAGGATGGTTTTGGGAAGGATCTAAAAAGGGATATAGTCCTTATAATGTAAATTGTAATATGTGCGGAAAGTTTATTTATAAATATGAAAAAGAAAATACAGAAGAAAACAGTTAAAAAACTACCTAAAACAGACATAATTTCAGAATTTCCTGAAAATCATAAAGATTTAATATATTGTGAACCATTTTGCGGATGTTGTAGTGTTTTTCTAAAAAAAGAACCTTCAAAAATAAGTGTTTTAAATGACTTTAATTTAGGAATTTACACACTTATAAAGACTCTCCAAAATAATGAAAGTTATTTTTTTAATAAATTAAAAAAAATAAAACTTAATAAATCTACATTTAAAAAAGAAATAGATAAAAAAAATTTTAAAAGCGACAATGAACACGCAATAAATCAATATATTATTCACAGAATGAGCAGGGCAGGTCTTTGTAAAACATACAGTTGGTCTGTTTCTAAAAAAAATCAAGGAGATCTTTGTTCTTGGAATACAAGCATCGATAGTTTGCAAAAAATTTCAGAGAAGCTCTATGGTGTTTTTCTTTATAACAAGTCTCCTAAAGAAATAGTAGAAAACTTCAATTGTCATGATGTTTTGTTGTATTGTAACATGCCATGTTATTGTGGAAATAAATCTATAAAAACAGCTTATAAACAAGATATGGATGAAAAAGAACACATAGAATTTTCTAAACTATTGTTAAAATTCAATGGAAAAGTTATTGTCCATAACCTAGAATCAAGTTTATATAAAAAATTATATAATAATTTTAATAAGAAAAAAATAATAAACAAAAATAAAACAGAATATATTTGGAAAAATTTCTAATATATATTTTATGAATTTTAAAGAATTTATTGAAGGCATGGATGCGAGTATGGTTGGCGATTTATCGCAAACATTCTCTAATTCCGATAGTGATTTTGAAAAAAGTGGAATTGAAAGCAAATATTTCACAAGAAAGCTATCGCCTGACAGCTCGTCCTTTAACCCAGAGAAAATATATGGAAAAAAGTTTCAAAGATTACATAGAAAAAAAAGAAAAAAATAACATTATAGAAACAGGATATAATATTAGTGACAGTTTTTGGGAAGATTTTCTCTTGGTATTGAATAATGGAAGAGGTTTATCTGATCTTTTAGGTGTTTCTCGTAGCAAAGTTTCTACTTGGAATAAAAAAATAAACGAAGCTATAAAAGACCATAAAAATAAAAAAACAGAATTAAAAGTTAATAAAAAACAAAAAATAATAAAAACCGGTCGTAGCAAATAGTCTAACAAGTAGGATAGCCGCCGGTAGTATGTGTTAAAACTACTTTTCCATTATTTAAAGACCAAGTTGGAAATGTTGTGTCAAATGATATATCTTCTTTTACTGGGCAACAATTTACCCCAAGGCTTGTACAATTAGATTGCAAATTAAATCTTCTTCTATTAGCGGCAGAACACCAAGTTGTTCCATATACGCAAGCAACTAACCCATCAGGCATATCCAAATGTCCAACCGCAAACTCCACAGAGTTTATAGATATAAAGAAATCCCAACCACTTACATTTCCGTTGCCAGGATCTGCCCAGTTTTTCGAAAAATCTTCTGGATATATTATCAGAGTAATACTTTGATCAGCATTAGCTCCAGACCAACTTATTGTTGTTGAGCTACTGGTGCCATTTAACTCATAAAAATCTTCAACCCCAGATAATGTTATAAAGAAAGGACCAGTAGAAGTTGGCGTTGGTGTTGGGGTTGAAGTGCCAGTTGGTCCAGGTGTTAGAGTTGGAGTCTGTGTGGGGGTAGAGGTAGGGGTAGCAGTCTGAGTCGGGGTAGGAGGATATGTAAATCCTATAGGAGTTTCTGTTGGGGTTGGTGTTGGGGTTTGAGTAGGAGTAGAAGTTGGACTTGGAGTTGGAGTAATTACTGTAACATCTCCATCTGCTGAGATATTTATTGAAAAACCATCATTATCACTAGCAGTTGTGTTTGGTGCAACCGTTCTTTCTATCCACATTGATATTGTATCTTTTGGATAAAAAGTATCTATTGTAAAACTATTAGTAGAGTCTGCAAACACTATATTAGGCTTAGTGAATTTGCTTGGAACTGTTAAAGTCTCTTTGTTTAAAGGAGATCCATTTTGTACTTCGGTGACATAGTCTTCAGGAGGTGAAGGTGGAATAACACCAGCCTCAATTAAAGCCGGATGTGGGGATATAGTTATTGGACCTTTTCTGTATCTCTGATTATACATTGTCAGCGTGTATGATTCTGATGTAGCTGTGCTTGACAATGATACAGTTGTATTAAAGAGTCTTTCTATATTTTTAATTTTATTTCTAATTTCAGTCAGTTGTTCGGATAGCGTATTTTTCCAATAAATTGTCTGACTTTCATTTTCATAAGTAAGAATAAATTTATTGTTATCACCTTCAAGTGGTCTGCTTGAGTAATTAAATATTACTGTTTGTATATCTGGCGTTCCGTCGAGAATCTTTTGAGAAACTGTGCCGTTTCCATTTGAATATGTGTATGTTCCTGTTGCTGTACTTGTCACTGTAAATTCGTATATACTTTTCCCATCATCACCAACATTTACATATGATATTTCTTGGACACTACCAATAAACTTATATGATGGAGGATTTATATTTAAAACACTTACAATTTCTCCTTTTACTATTGGTTTTTTATTAGTTTTATAGGTATAAGTTACTTTACTTCCATTACCAACGGCACCAATTATCTCTCCAGATAATGTTTCTATACTAACTCCATCAAATCCAAATTTAATTGTAGAGGGAAGATATTCTGTAATCGAAATATTAAAATTGGTATAAATATTAGTTAAACTGTTATTTTTTATATTAATACATCTATAGTCTACAATTCCACTCTGGATCTGTTCTTTATTTATATTATCAAACAATTTATCTGTTATTATTAAGGATGCCGATTCTCCTCCAAGAGATGCGGCAGGTCCAATTTGAGAAATACCTGTCGGTCCTTTTGAATAATAAAAAAGTATGTCTGATTCGTTTATAGCCATTTTAAATACCCAGTATTATATAGAAATATGCAAAAAATAAATAAACCCTCTTGTAAAATTTTTAAAAGACGTTACAATCAAAAAATCTTAAAACTTTCAAAAGGTGATCAATTGAAAACAAACAATTTTTGGTGTTTAAAATCAAAAGAGAAAATTATTCTTAAAATTCTAGAGTCTTGTCATAGAAGTAATCTAAAAATAGAAAATATGAATTTTAATGAATTGATAGAAGCTCTTAAATCTCCAATTAGAAACACTTCAGGAATATAAACTAAGCCAATTTTCAAAATGACTCGGATCTATTATTCCAAATCCTTCAAAAAATTTATTTTTTGAAAATTCAGGATTCTTTAGTGAAATAGCATGCTTTTTAAGTAAATGTCTATAGTCTTCATCATTATCAAGTTTTATATTTAAATTATTATTTCTAACACAACTAAGAATAAGTGCAGCACAACCCACAGCAAAGGGATTGCTCATAGAAGTTCCACTCATATAAGCATACCAATTATCAGGAACTGTACTAAAAATTTTAACACCTGGTGCTAAAAAATCTAAGTCATCTCCGGTACAGCTGAAAGAAGCTCTTTCAAAATTTTCATCTATTGCCCCTATTCCTATAGTTTCTGGATAGTTTGCAGGATAAAAAATTTCATGAGTTTTACCTGCATTTCCTGCTGCACAAAAAGTAACAGATTTTTTATTTAATGCATAAATAATTGCTTTTCTTATAGACTCTATTTTGCTTGGCGAACCAAGACTCATGGTTATAATGTCTGCTCCTTGATCAGCAGCCCAACGAATAGCTTTTTCTATATTTTCTGGGCTTCCGTTTCCCTCATCGTCTAAAGCTTTTATTGGTAATACTTTTGATTTAGGTGCAACACCAACTATGCCTATGTCATTATTTTCAGCACAAATTATACCAGTGATATGGCTTCCGTGACCATTAGCATCTACAGGATCTTTTTTTGAATCAACAAAATTTTTACCTTGTAATAAATTGTTTTTTAAATCTGGGTGGTCTAAATCACAGCCAGTATCTATTACGGCAATTTTTACTCCTTCTCCTTGACTAATTTTCCATTTATCTGGCAGGTTAAATTTTAACAATTGCCATCCTGCTGCTTGTTTTGCTTCTTGCAAAGAAAGAACATCTTCTCTTTTATATGGCAACAAACTACATTTGTTTTTAGGCATAGTTGGATTCCTTTCTCCATATTCCTCTATTATATTTATTAACTATAAAGTCAATTAATTTAGATATTATTATTTGTACAACTATAAATCTTATCAATAAATCAAATGGCTTTAAATATATTGGAAGGTTTTTGCTTATAACTTCTGTATAGATGCCGTAAATTATTATTATAGCAGCAGATTTTTTATCTTCTCCTTTTATTGGTACCTTTTCTAAAAAAACTATACTGTCGTCTAGACAGTTCAAAATAAAATCGAAACATTCATTTAAATTTTTTATTTTTTTATCCTTAAAAACAATTAGATATTTTTCTGTTAATTCTTTTTTAATGTTGTCCATAAATTTATATATAAATATATAAATTTAAATAGAAAAAAGAAAAGATAATGCCAACACTCATACATCTTTATCAAATAAACGGCAGCCTAGCAGATTCTAATGGTGGTCCATCTTTAGTTTCTCTCGGAGGATCAACCACTAGCAATGGTTATATATTTGGTAGAAATCAAGGGTTATCTTTAACTGGTGCATTGTCTAGTACATCTAGCTATTCTATAATAATAGATATAACATTTAATACCCTAGGTCCGCTTGCTTGGCAAAAAATAATAGATTTTAAAAATAGAACATCAGATGATGGGCTATATGTATATAAGTCTGGATCAAATCATGGTCTTCAGTTTTATCCAAAGTCAGGCATAGTTGGCACTGTTTCTGCTGGGCAGAGGTGTAGATTCATTATCACTAGGGCGTCTGATGGTGCAACAACAACGTATGTTGATAATAGCGAACAGTTTGTTTTTATCGATTCTACTAATATGGCGGTCCCTAATGCTAATTTTCTTTTATTTTGTGTAGATGATCTCGTAGTGCCAAATGAAAATGACACAGGCACTATACACAGAATAGAAATTTATGATGGTCCTTTAACAAGTGAAATTCTTCCTACGCTTCCACCTACACCGACACCTACAAAAACACCTACACCGACACCTACAAAAACACCTACACCGACACCTACAAAAACACCTACACCGACACCTACAAAAACACCTACACCTACACCAACAAAAACACTTACGCCAACTCCTACTCCCACATCAACAATTGAACCTGACTGCGATTCCCCTTGCTTTAATATTAATTTAACCAAAATTAGTGTTGATACATGGCAAGGAACATATAATGATATTGTAATAACATTTTTGTTTGATGAAAACAATCTTGTTATTAGCAATGAAGATGGAATAGAGTTTTGGAACAAAACAATATCTAATTGGAAAAATTATATAGTTGATGGTATTTTGACTTTACCTTATTGTCAAAATATAAAAATTGGAGGCTTTTGTGATTCTTACCTAAGAAAATGCATAGAAATATCAGATCAAGGCTTTACTTTAGGAGGTCAAAACGGAAGCAAAAGAAGGTATAGTTGGAACAATTCTGATGGCTTTTATTACGACAACAACACTTCAGTTGTAAATAGTCCTTGGACTATCAGCGGAAACGTATTAAGAATAGATTTTGAAGACGATGGTAATTGCAAGAAGTATAACTCTTTTGTACAAACCTCTAGTTGTAGATTTTTCTATAATTTAAATGAAGAAACAGAGATAACTATAAGTTGGACTGGAAAAGGAGAAGTTCAAGATCCCTGCTATGACATAATGAATATTAGAGTAAATGGATCTTTAGTAGCATTTGCTCACGCTCCTGGTGGCGGGGGTGGTTGTGATGGTGTGGGCGATGTGATTTCTTTTCCAAATTCTCCATACACAACAACACTAAACTCGGGCTTGAATATAATAGAAATATCAGTAACCACAAAAGATCCTCTTTATCATTCTGGGGCTTATTATGAATTTACTGTTACTCCTTTTTCTTGCTGTGATTGTAATCTTAAAATCCTTAATGTAACAGAAAAAGAAACTCTTGAAGATGGAAGTAAAGTTTATGAATTAAGCGTAGAAAAAAATGATGGAAACTGTTGTAACATTGAATATAAATTATCCAATGGAGAATGGACCAATATTCCAAGTGAAAACTTGGATTGTTCTCAATTAGTTTCTGATGGTAAAATTTTAGTTACAATGCTACAAAATTGGATAGATTGTAATGCTACTCCACTCCCAACTGCGACACCTACGCCAACACCTACTCTAACACCAACACCAACTTATTGTTTTATAGGTTGTAATTTAGATACATGGAATTTTAGTAGTAACGGAGGGGGAGGGGGAGGAAAAATACAAGGATTAACATCTGGTGCTGTTAGATATAATCAGGGATACACCCCCAGCGGATCTCTTAATTGCTATTGGTTGTTAAGTGGATCTATTGATACACCTAGAGGTGTTACTTTTCAAAACGGAGGTTTGGGAGGCACTTTATATCCTGGAAATAGTGTTCCTTTTATTTTGGGAGAAGAAGTTTTAATTTATGATTGGCCGGAGGGTGATGCGAACGTTCTCGTAAACGGAAGCTACTATATATCGGCAATTCCTGAAGTCGGAGGGATCTATGATTTCTATGATTTCTATGATTTAATTCTTTGTTGTTTAACTCCTACTCCCACACCAACACCAATATAAAATATTTAAAATAAAACACTATATACTATAGATCTTATTACATAGGAGGTAAAATGATCAACAATTTATTTATTGCCGGAAGAGAATATGGATATGGGTATGATGCCTATTATCTTGCAAGAAGAGATGAATCTATCAGCTTTCCTTCAAACTCTGCTATGGCTCTTTCTTTAAATCAAAATGCATCGGAATATACAGTCGAAACAATGCCTGTAAGTGTATCTAAAATGGTAAAAGGCACACTAAAATCTTATACCTTAACGCCCTCGGGATATCTGGTTAAAGTGGCTCAACATTTAACTTCTACTAATATTAGATCTGAAGAAGAAGACGAAGGAGAAGATGTATATAGCTACACAATAATGAGTCTTAATCAAGGAGAAGAAATAGCTCCAACAATTGTCCCTGGAACCTTGACAGGAACAATATATGATGATGATGTTGCTATTCAAACATTCACAGTAAATCTAGAGTCCTCTGATCTAAATTTATTTGATATAGGATCTCCAGGAACAAAAGTATCTTCAGGAAGTTATACTAATAATGTATTAACTCTTTCTTGGAATGATGTCACAACAAACAGTTATGTTGTTGTCTCGTATAAATATGAAAGCCCAGATGCAGTATCGGTAGTAACACCAAATTTACCAGTATTTAACTACAGAAAACCAGTAGTTAATGAAAATCATGTGAATAGCACTCTTGATCCAGAAGATTTAACACCAACAACTTTTACTATTGAAAATATTCCAATAATCGATGGGTCTGTTAGCGGAGTTATTTATTCTGGTTCTACTGTTGTTCAAACATTCACCATAGATATGGGTAGCACAAGTTTAAATTTAACCAATGTTAATATAACAGGTGGAACATATGTTGATAGCGGAACGTTAAATTTTTCAACAGGAGAATTATCTCTTACTTGGCATAGTGGTAGCGAAGGAGTGACAAGTGTTGATGTTAGTTATCTATATGGTTATGATTTTGTGTCTATATTTGGAACAAATACAATTAGTACTAAATATATTAAAATTATGTCAACATTAAAATGTAAGCATCAAAACTCTTATACAAATGTTAGTAGCAAGCTTTTTTACACCAGATGCAGATCCTTCCAGACATTGTGTTCCTCAACCAGCAGCGGATATGTTCCTGCTGTAACCGTTTGTTCAGAAAACTTGTTTTAATTTAAATTAATAAAATAATAAAATTATTTTATCAGCCGTCAGACAAAAACTGACGGCTGATTTTCTATATAGATATTATGGACTTTAAGACCTATTTAGAAATCAATGAGCCAAGAAATGGCATGAAATCAAGATGGAGCATCAAATATAAAAAGTCTATAAACTGTAGTAGTCCGAAAGGATTTTCTCAAAAAAATTATTGCAAAAGAAAGAAAAGGGGCGGAGAGTATAAAAAATAATTTTTTACTACACTATTTTTGGCAAGGAACTTTTAGAAAGGAAACTATATGCTAGTATTGAGTAGAAAGAAAGATGAAACTATTATTTTAAAAACTTCTAACAACGAGGTCATACAAATTACTGTTGTTAAGATTGATAATAAAAATAAGGTAAGGATAGGAATAGACGCCCCTAGAGATATTTCGGTTGTAAGATCTGAATTGATCGCAAAAGAAGTTGGCTGAAAAATATTTTTATTAACCAAACCAAACTACTTTTAAATAACCACAAGGTTGTATGTGTTCTAGTGTTCTACATCCGTAGTTCTCTGGTTCATTGCAATTACAATTTGGATTAGATCCTCCTGGACCGTCTCCATCATCTCCTATTCTTTTCTTATTAACGGCATAAGTTCCAGCACAATTAACCGCATCTAATTCTATTAGGAAATCATATGAATTTCCTATAGTTGGAGTTATTTCAAAATAATTTAAAAGACTTTCTGGTGTAAATGTTACTTCATATGTGTTGTCAGGTGCACTTACCCAACTCCAATTAGATGGCGTAGATTCTACAATTACAGGTCCAATTGTACCTCCTGCTTCTGGTAGATATGTTGCCCAAACAACAGAAGAAATTTTAGAAGAATCTGCATTTGCCGGTGATGAAGGAGTATATGTTACAGTTATATAAGGCCAATTAAACTCACAACTCTCTGGATTCAAACAGGGACCATAGAATTTTATATGATTTATACTAAGTATATTTTCAGGAATAGGAGTTGGATTAGGCAAGCCAAGATTTATAGTTACTGCTAAGTCTTCGCATATTGGACCTAAAACCTCTCTACTATCTCCGCAACCCAACAATATGTTGGTTACAGTAGGTGTAGGAGTTACGGTAGGCGTAGGAGTAGGCGTTGATGTTGCGGTTGCTGTAGGTGTAGGTGTGGGAGGATATGTAAAGCCTGGGGGGGTTACAGATACTGTTGGTGTGGGTGTGGGCGTTGACGTAGGAGATGGTGTTGGAGTTGGTGATGAAGTCGGAGTAGGAGATGGTGTTGGAAGAATGTATAAAGGCCATCCTCGACTTCTTCCTGTTCTTGAACGAAAATCTGTATTGTTTGCGTATGTAGGAAAATTAGAACCTTTTGAATAAAATATATAAGATTTACCCGGAACTAGGTATTTCAATGAAGAAAGAGGGCTATTTGGCTTCCATGTAACAAATCCAAATTGTGATGTTGGGTGTTCTCCGCTAATTTGTCTTATAAAACTTAATGCTCCTCCACCAACCGCAGTATTGTTGTCTTGTTGAATCATTTCATTAACCAATGGTATAAACTGATTGGTTATGTGTAGCGGCTGATCTCCTCTAAAAAGAGCTATTTGGATTTCTTTTATTATATATTTATAATATGGTAATTCAACTGTTTCTTCATAAAGAGTATAAGGAATAGCTGACTGAACGCTATACAGCCATATTCCATGTGCCTTTTTGTTTTTGTCTGACGAGGAGTCAAATTCTCCATCTGTAGGCTTTAGTATCTTGAGTGATTGAAGGGCATTCCCGCTGGTTGTGTAAACTTCATAATTCCAAGTTCTCCAAGCTGCATCAAATGTATTTAAATTTTGTGGACCTGCCGGTCCGGATATACTGACAATGTTTGATACAGGAAAATTTCCTGAAGTTATTTCTTTTTCTTCTGCAAAGTATTCTAAAAGTTTAGTAACTCTATCTATATTCATATTTTTCCTGGTACTAGATATATAGTTTTTTCGATTAAATTAAGACGATTAATCTTAGGACAAAAATACTATATTATATAATAATGGAGCATAATTAAATTATGAAAAATTCGATATTTGTTCAAATAGCAGCATACAGAGACAATCAGTTAGTTCCAACCCTTAAAGATATGATCAATAATGCAAAAAATCCAGAAAATTTAAAAATTTGCATAGCTTGGCAACATTCAAAAGATGATTTATGGGATAATTTAGATGAATTTAAAGATGACAAAAGATTTAACATAATAGATGTAGACTATAAAGATAGTCTTGGCGTCTGTTGGGCAAGAAATCTTGTTCAAACAAAATATGATAATGAAGAATATACTTTACAAATTGATAGTCATCATAGATTTGTTAAAGACTGGGATGCTGAATGTATAGAGATGTTAGAAATGCTTAGAAAAAAAGGACATAAAAAACCTCTTTTAACATCATATGTTCCAAGTTTTGATCCAGATAATGATCCTAATGGTAGAACAAAAGTGCCGTGGCAGATGAATTTCGATCGGTTTATTCCAGAAGGAGCTGTATTCTTTTTACCAGGAAGTATTCCGGATTGGGAAAAATTAAAAGAACCTGTTCCAGCTAGATTTTACAGTGCCCACTTTTGTTTTGCTCCAGGAAGTTTTTGTAAAGAAGTTTCTCACGATCCTAATTATTATTTTCACGGAGAAGAAATAAGCATAGCGGCAAGAGCATATACTTGTGGTTATGATTTATTTCACCCGCATAAAATAGTTTGTTGGCACGAGTACACCAGAAAAGGTAGGACTAAGCAGTGGGATGATGATAAAAAATGGCACGAAAAAAATACAAAATGCCATTTAAGAAACAGAAAACTTTTTGAAATGGATGGAGAAAAAAAAGATATAGATTTTGGAATTTATGATTTTGGAAAAGAAAGAACCTTGGAAGACTATGAACGATATGCTGGCATAAACTTTAAATTAAGAGCTGTTCAAAAATACACATTAGATAATCTTTATCCTCCAAATCCAAAAATAGATGATGATAAAGAATATTTAGAATCTTTTTTGAAAATATTTAAACACTGTATAGATCTACAGCATAGTCAATTAAAGCATAAAAATTATGACTTTTGGGTTGTTTCATTTGAATTAGAAGATGGAACAGTTATAAACAGAAAAGATGCACAAGAGTCTGAAGTTAAGTCTATAATGAGCGATCCTAGCTATTGTAAAATTTGGAGAGAGTTTCTTTGTGAGAAAAAACCAGAAAAATGGGTTGTTTGGACCCACACAAAAGACGGAGAATGGAGAGAAAGATATGAAGGAAAACTTTAATCTTTAATCCATTTTAAAAATTTATCAGGAGATTTATATCCTGAAATTCTTTTGATAATTTTTTCGTTTTTATCTATTACAACAAGACCTGGTAGTTCTCGAACATTGTATTTTTCTTTTATTTTATCTACATCTGTGACGATATCTACGTGAAGTACTACGAAGTTTTTTAATAAGTATTCTTTAACTTCTTTGTTTTCAAAAGTATTTTTTTTAATCATAGTGCAATACTTGCACCAGTCAGCTCCAAAATAAATAAATATATTATTATCTGTATCTCTGGCTAAATCGATAGCATCCGTATAGCTTTCAGCCATACCAGGACCAATTTTTACTATCGATATAGTCTCATCTGCTGAGCAGTTAAATCCAAATAAAATCAAAAATATAAATATAAAATTTTTCATAATTCCTCCTTGATATAAAAACTTCCTATATTATTTATTATTAATGTTTATAAATTTTCCTATAAAATTATGATAAGGACATTTAGGCTCATTTTTTCCGTTTAATAATTTTTTCTTTTCTTTAAAATAAGTTGTAGAATCTTTTTTTAACTTTCCATCCGATGACAATAATTGATTTCCACCATTTTCAAATTTTTTCCTATTATACTGTATGAAGTACCTAAAAATATAATTTGAATTTCTTGTCTTTCTATTTATATCCTCTTCTTCTATTTCCCACTCTTTACTACATTCCCTTTTAATAGGAATCAAGTGTGCTATAGGTTTATCTTTTTTAATAACTATTTTTTTATTAGTTTCACAAATTAAATTTATCCATATATCATAGTGCATCCAATCAGTATCAAGAATTGCTTCCATTACATAATAATTTTCTCTTGGAAAGTTTATAGGACTTCTTATATGCAAGCAATATCCAGGAGGAGTTTGAAATATTAGTCCTGTCCATATCTGGACTACGTTTTTGTCTGCCGATCCCCATGTAAACTTGGTTCTTCCTGAATTAGGATTACACCACTTTTCTACATCTATTTTATCTTGGGTTTTTACAAGAGATTTAATTTTAAAATAATCTTCATTAGAATAATCTTCTGTTTGTCCCGAAAAATTAACTCCATCATAAAAAAATTCCATATCAACAGGAGGATAAACCCAAAAGCCTAGCCCGTTTGCAGAACTATATGGTCCGCACCATTTCACTCCTGCTTCATTGGCGGTTCCTAAGCAAGTTTTTTCAGCTTGTTTTAATTTGCATGCTTTTGAATGTAGCTTCCAAGATTTTAATTTTTTGGTCATGAGTTAGTAAATACACAGTTTTTATGTAAATTCTCAAGATTTTTGGTGTTTGTATAAGTGCAGCAACTTGCCAAACTTCCTTTAATATCTTGGGCAACATCTTTTACAGATCCTTTATATGAAATAAAACCTTCCTTGCCTTCAGATGTTCTGTACTTTTTTAATCCTCCAAAATATTTTTTATTAGCAGCCTCACTACTCATGCCATAAAACCTAATTGATTTTTTGTTTCCATTTTCATCAAAATGCCAATCTCCTTCACTCTCTTCACATCCACCAAAAATACTTCCAGCCATAACAAGATGGCTACCTGCACCTAAAGCTTTACAAATGTCACCAGGCATTTTGCAGCCCCCGTCAGAACAGCAAAGAGCATTTAATTCATTTGCAGCTTGACCACATTCTGCGGCAACGCTGAATTGTTTGTAACCTACACCAGCTTTATTTTTTGTATCACAAAATCCACCATTTGCAATACCGCATTTTGCTATATCCGCTCCTGCTTTTATTAGATTATCTACTCCTTCTGGAGTGCATACATTACCTGCCATTAAAATGGCAGTTGGGAATGTGTCTCTCACTATCTTCACAGTATCTAAAAATTTATACATATAGGCATTTGCTGCATCTATGCAAATTTTTGGAGATTTGTTAAAACCCTCAAATATAAATTTCAGACGCTCTATTTCTTCTTCAAATTTAGACGAACCTATTGTTACAAAACAATATTCACTTTCTGGTTCTCTTAAAAAACCATACAATTCATTGGTATCTATAAATTTATGTAATGCAACCCATATTTTTTCTGAGTGTAAGGCTTTTGCAATTCCTATTTGTCCTATAGTGTCCATGTTTGCAACACAAACAGGAACTCCGGTAAATCTACTTCTACTATGCTTGCATATATAACTTACCTGCAGATTAACCTCTTCTCTGCTCGATAATTCACTCGGTTTAGGTTCTATTAAAACATCTTCAAAACTAAGTTTTCCACTAATTATTTTCATTTTTACACCTGATTTGATTAATACTCATTATAACCAAAAGATGCTTAGAAACAAATGAATTTTTAAAAATTTTTTAAATTAAATAAAACCACGGGCAGCGAACATTCTTTTAATTCCTTTTTTATCGTACTTAGTATATTCTTTTTTCCCGTATTCAACACCATATTTACACTGATCGAAGCGTACAGAATCAAAAGCAAGATCTTTTGGTTCCATTAAATGAATATTGACATTTTTATAATAAGGGTCATTTTCATTTTTAATAGATTCATTGATATCTCTTGTCATTATTTCATATAAACTTATATCTAAAGCTCTAAAAGCCATCTGGGCTGGTTTTAGAAAACCTTTTGGTCCTTCCCAATAATTCAAAGAAAGAGGTCTTCCCATTATTAAATATATCTCATTACATCCCATATCAATGCATTGTTTTAGAGGAGCAAGCTGACGACTACCAGCATCTACCCATCCATCAACATCTTGAACTAGTCCTGTGATTGCCACACTTCCTAAAACACTATTTTTAAAATCTTCTTTTGATACTTGCATATTTGAAACATATTGCATTTCCCCAGTTTTTATATTCATTTTTGAAACAACACTCTCACATACAGGTTTATTCTCCATTGCTTTTTCAACTATTTTTTTCATCGGTCTTTGATTCATTAATCCAGTTTTATTCCAAAAAAAATAATTAACTCCAAAAACATCAAAAACGCCTGAGACATTGGACCACATCTCAGCTAGTCCTTCTGCTCCTAAATAGGCATAACTTGCGGAGCATATGCTGCCGCTCGATATTCCTATTGTTAAATTTGGTTTAATTTTCTTTTTAAATAAAGAATATGCTATTCCCGCTTGTATACTTCCTCTCGCTCCTTCGCCTGTAAAGCAGAAACCAACTTTTTTATTTTTTTTCATTATTTATTCCTTTTTTTTAATGAATTTTGATAAAGGAGAATTATTTTCTTTCATTTTATTTTCTTCACTAAATATATTTAGTGTTGGAGCATCATCTATTTTTTCATCTTTTGAAATTTTGAAAAAGTTCATCAAAAATTTCATTTGAACCTCATCCAGTTTTTTTTCTTTTTCATTTAATAATTCTTTTTCTTTTTTATCTGCGGCGTATTTTTCACGTTGTTTTGGAGTTAATTTAACCCAAAGATTATTTGCCCCAAGTAATTTTAAGTCTTTTTCTTCACTTGGTTTTAATCTCATTCCTGTTAAATCTTGTTTATCATATAAATAATCAAGAGGTATTATTAAAATACCACCAACAGAAAGGTCTATTGCTTCGACCTTTTCTTTTTTTATTTCTATTATTTTTGCAAGTTTATTAAAACTAGAATCTATGTCTAGTTCTATTAGATCACCGATACAAATTGACATTAATTTTTTAAGAGTTTAAAAGAAAACAATAATTATTGTTCAAAATATATACTTTTATGAACAAAAGTTTTTTAGATAAAAAAATTGAAAAAACAGTTAAAGACACAATAAAAGAGTACAAACAATTTGCATTTAAAGAAGACATAAAAAAAGTTTGTTTTGCTGTAATATTGGCTAGTAGCTTTGACAACTTAATAAAAATTATTTCCAACAATCTATTTATGCCATTTTTTGATTTCATAATCAATAAGACAAATGGAGAATGGAGAAATTATACCTTAGAGGTGGTCCCAGGTCTAGAGTTGGGTTTGGGAAAAATATTAGGTGGGGTCATAGACTTTACCATAATAAGTTTTTTGTTGTTCGTCTTATTAAAAAAAGTTTTTATTAATAAAGAACAAAAATAATAACTCATATATTTTATGATTTTTAATGAAAACAAAAATATAAAGATTTATAATGGGGATGTAATAGAAACAATAAACAATTATATAAAAGAACAAGAGATAGATATTGTTGTAACAAGTCCGCCATACAATTTAGGAAAAAAATATTCATCATATAATGATAAAATACCTATTAATAATTATATAAATTGGATGAATGATTTTGGAAAAAATATTCATAAAATTTTAAAATCAGATGGATCTTTCTTTTTAAATATTGGATATCAAAATTTACAACCTTCTATACCGTTTATTTTAGTTCAAAACTTAACTGAATATTTTAAGCTACAAAACACAATAATATGGACCAAATCTATTACTGTAAATAATGAGTCGTACGGTCATTTCATACCTAATAATAGCAATAGATATTTAAATAATATTTTTGAATATGTTTTTCATTTTACAAAAGATGGATCAAAAACTATAGACAGAAATTCAATAGGAGTTCCATACAAAGATAAAAGAAATATTGAAAGATTTGAAAACAACAAAGATAAGGGTGATGTCAGATGTGGAGGAAATGTTTGGTTTATACCACACAAAACAGTCAAGTCAAAAGAAGAAAAATTCAATCATCCAACATCTTTCCCTGAAGAATTAGTAAAAAAGTGTATATTGCTTAATGGACACGACAATAATACAAAAGTTTTAGATCCTTTTATGGGAGTTGGAACAACATTAAAAGCTTGTGTAGAACTTAACACAAAAGGAATAGGAATAGATATAGATAAAAATTATTGTGAAATTGCAAAAAACAGAATAGACGCTTTGATTAAATCGAAAGATTAAAACCATATATAACGCATATGTCAATTTGCTCTACTAAAATAAAACTCTACACTATAGAGCTCGTGTTTAAGGTTTTTGTATATCCAGGTTTGTCTCACGGGAAACTCATTGATTTCAACAATAAATCTAAAGACAGCGGATTCTATGTATATTATGGACCTTCCAAAACAGGATATGGGGCATTTTTACAATTTTCTCCGGGCGGTGGCACAGGAGAAGATCCTTTATATCTTGATGATTATAATCAAGTGGTAATAACAAGAGATTTATCAGAAAAAGTAACTGTTTATCTAAACAAGCAAAAACAATTTGAATTTTATGATTATGATAAAAATGCAATTATTTTTACAGAAAATTTATTATTTTTTAAAGATGATGAAATAACAGAAACAGAAGAATATAAATTTATAGTATCAAAAATAAACATTCATCCAAATTCACTCTCAGAGAGCGATGTGATGAATTTAGATGTTTTTCATGGGATAATAAATAATTGTCCAACAGGAACGCCAGAACCAACAGAATCACCTCTTCCAACACCTACACCAGAAGTTTGCGTGGAATCATATATTGATATTCCAGAAAATATTTATGTATATAAAGACTGTGAGGATTTAGTTGATTTTGTTTGCACCGCACAACCTCCAACACCAACAGCTACACCAACAGCTACACCAACAGCTACACCAACAGCTACACCAACAGCTACACCAACAGCTACACCAACAGCTACACCAACAGCTACACCAACAGCTACACCAACAGCTACACCAACAGCTACACCAA